GGCATTGGCGTCATGGTGAACAACTATAACTACATTCACGAAAACTTCGAAGAGGACTTCTGAAATGCAAAACACATATGGCCTAGCACTTGAATCTGAATACAGCTTGATTGCGTTAAAACTTGCGCCCATGACATTGCAACAGGCCGAAAAGGCCCGCGACTTATTGGCAAGCTATGGCAAGCCCGTTTTGGTGATCAATGTAAACGCAATATAAGGAATCCAA